CGTCGAGGGCAAATTCTTGTGGAATCTGAAAACCAAGATCCTCAAGTCCCCATCCGAAAAGGGGTGGACCTCCGACTTTATCCGTTCGGAAATCAACGACGCCGATACGCCTGACGATTCCACGGACGACTTCGCGGTATTCCTGGACTCCATCACCTTTGAGGAAGGGCTGATCCTGCCAGACCCCGCAGCAACCGGGACGATGAACATCCAGTCGGGGCCGCGTTCGGTAAAAGTGCTGAGGCACTACCTCTATACATCAATCGATGATCCAGCCGACATTGATGGCCGGTTCGCTCTGGTCGATGGCGTGACGTACCGCGCCGTCGATGGCGAGTGGCTAAAAAACTGATAATCGAAACACGATCTACCACCATGAATGCACTCGCCATCCTCCTCGCCGCACTGCCGCTACTCCTCTGCACCGGCTGCGAAACCACCGGCGGTAACGCCATCCGCAACGCTGGCATTGCCAGCCTCGGCGGCATGACCATCCGCAACCCTGTCACCGCGACGCAGACGCAGCGTGTGGCCGGTCCGCAGAAGTCAGGTGCCCACTACTACGTGACCTTGGAAGACATGCTTGCAATGGGGCCAGATGCCCGCCGTATCTACCTCGCTGAACGCGCATTGGCCGTCGAGGACATGCGGGTGATGATGGAGCAGGACCGATACATTCGCGAACTCGGCATTCCACGGGCCAACACGCCGCCGCAGTCAGGCAACCCGTGGTCAAACAACACCGGCAAGCTCGGCCTCGCTGCGGGCTGGCTTATGAGGAGCGCAGCAGGACTATGAGCACCAGAGATTATCACGCACCATGCGGCTGCGGCTTCGCGCTGCACGCCATTGTCATCGGCCTAGTCGCGGCCTGCGCCATCTTCTTTGGCTCTGGTTGCAGCGAGGGCGGTGACTTCCTCGACTCGGCGCTGCTGCAAGGCGGCGACAAAGTGGACGACCTGACCGACTCTGTCACCGGCGTCGAGGAAAGCCTGTCCCGAAACACCGAAGAGATCCGACTGCTACGCGGCGAAGTGAATCAAGAGGGTCAGGACTTGGAAAACGCGATCCGCGAAACGTCCGCCGCTGAGATCGCCGCGGGACAGCGACAAGTGGAAGACGGCGCGGACCCCGACGACATCCCTGACGAAAACGAGAACGGCGGCGTCATCGACCGGAGCCAGACGTACAACGATTTGAACCAAGCGGGCTTCGTTTGGAAACCTATCAGTGAGGGCGACGGCAACTTGGTTGTCCTGCTTCGCCCGTCGTCCAGTGGAGATCCTATCAGGGCTCTGAGCTTGGTATATGGTGGGGGAAGCGAGGTAGGATCCTACGTAGGTCTGACAAATGGCGGTCGACCGACGTTTCGCTTTAGAATGCCTGGATGCGGGTACGGCACCAACATTGTTTTGATCCCGGGGGACACTGCCGTTAATCTGGCGCAAACAATCCCCAATGGCTGCAAACGCGAAGACGGCCTACAATTCACGCCATAGAATGCACCAACAAATTGATATAATCGCCCGTGCCTGCATGGGCGTTTGTTACCTCGCATCCGCAACCGCCGTCGCCGCATGGATTTCCGCCAACGCGGGACTCCTATCGGGCATCGCCGCCATCCTTGCCATAATCAGTTGGGCGGTCGGCAGCGGAATAAAGATTTACGGGTTTCGCCGACGCAAAAAATGAGCTTCGCCGAAAACTGGGACGCTGACCGTGGCTTGATTCAAGGCTGCGCCTGGTGGTCACATCGAGCATACGGCGGATCGATCGATTTCGCGCTCCATCCCCACAAACGGATCACCATCGGCGTCGCATCCGCGCTAGTAGTAGTCGCCGGTCCGTATTGCGTCGTTGCCGTGCGCGGAACCATGCGGAGCTTCTTCGACTGGTTGACCAACTTTCGTGTGCGACCGAAGGAGGGACGGCATTGCGGTTTCCGACTAGAGTCCGACCAGTTGCGCCACAGGATACTGAAGGCCATCGACGCGTTGCAGGCGGGCGACTTAGATCTCATCATTTGTGGCCATTCCCAGGGCGGCGCGATCGCGATTAATCTCGCGTACGATCTAGGCCGCGACGTACACCGTGTAATCACCTTCGGCGCCCCGCCTGCATTCGACCGCCGGATGGCTGCGATGTGGGATGACAGCCACTACGACCACACATGGCGGGTCGTGAACGGCCCTGATCCCGTCCCGCAGTTCTTGCCTATCCAATACCGCCACGTTGGCAGGCTGGCGTACCTAGACGGCAAGGGTCGCGCGTGGCCGGTCGTTCGGCGTTGGGATTTCCGGCGCCGCGTGTTCGAGCGCAGCCACGCATTGGGTGGGCGGCGCGGGTATATTGCGCAGCTTTCTTAAGCGCTTCGCAGACCAATGGGGATATAGTGGGATATAATCCGATAAAAACCGACATGTTCGTTTGACATACGCATTTTAGGTCTGTATTGATCCTGTATGCCGAACAACAAAGGCGGGCGTCCAAAGTCCGAAAACCCTATGGTAAAATGCAGCTTTACGCTTAAGGAAAAGCATAAAGCTCTCATTGCCGAAGAAGCAAAAGTTCGCGGTGAGAAGCATTCCCAAATCGTTCGCCGCGCACTTGATTCTTTTTTCGTCTTGCACCCTTCGATGAAATAGGTATGACCTAAACCTCAACTCACAACCCACAAAAAAGCCCCGCAGGATTACGAGTCCGTACGGGGCAAAGCAGAACAGCTATGAAAAACAGAGACTCCAAAAACTCCCCAGATGCAAGCCAATTCGGCACCATCGCGGCCCTTGAGGCCATGACACCGGCTGCGGAAGCGGCCCGCAAATTCACCGCCCTTACCGGCTTCGACGCAAACGTAACCATCCTCGGCACGGTCCACACCGTCCAAGTCGCGAACATCTGCATCATCTCCCGCCCCGCTGGCGGCGTTGACATCATCGACGCGGATCGTGGCATGAGCGTCGCCCACTCGTTCGACAGCGCCCTCACCGCCATCGCCGACCGCCTCCTACCGCAGCTCCCCGACTTTACCCCGACCGCCGAGGACTTGGAATGGTTCGAGGAGTTGGATTACCAGCGCCGCAAGAACGCCTACGAGATCGAGCGCGCCGAGAACTGTGTTTCTACTCAGTGGGGGTACGAGGTATGATCCAAGACAAAGTAGAATTAGGCGGACTCAAAATCGAAAATATACCTGACCGCTTAGGGGACAAGTTTGTTCATAAAGATGGTAGTGTCTACATGATAGCCTTGTCAGGCCATAGCAGTTTCACCCTTATTGGCTTAAAGTACGGAGGCCGGTATTCTGATCCAGTATCTGACATTTACGATGTCTTTGATGGCGACCGAGACGAATTCACCCGCCTCGGAATCGGCCAGACCATCACAATCACAATCGGCGGTGACGCATGAGCACCGCCGAACAGACCGACCTTCTCGAAGACGCGATGGAGCTTATCGCCGCCTTCGTTTCCGACGCCCGCGCCTCAATGGGCGATGACTTTGAATTGGCCATGAACAAAGAGCTTTCATGGCTCGACCGCTACGCCAACGCAACCGCTACCGCCGGAGGTGCATCATGACCTTTGACGAAATCTGCGCCGCAGTGGCCAAGCTCTCGGACCGCGACCTTGAGAACATCCAATTCGCCGCCGACATCGAACTGCAAGCCCGCGACGAAAATTGGCGCTACGAGCGGATGTGCGAGGACTACCTTGCCCGCGAAGGCGGACCCGCGCTTGGACTCGAACGCATCTACCGCGACGCCGAAGAGGTGGGATCGTGAGTGCCCTACTCCAAACCCTCAACGCCGCACTGTTCGCGCTCGTCTTCATCCTGCCGACCGCCGGCGTGTTCGTGATATTCATCCTCGCCGCGTTCGCCGAGTACCTTGACGCACCGCCGCGCCGCCTGGACCCCGTACGCCCGCGGCCTAAAACCAAGGAGAAATCATGCATGACATGATAAAAGTCCTAAACATGTTTTCCGGGATCGGCGGGTCGAGGCGTGGCTTTCAGGGGGACATCACGGCGGTCGAGCTAGATAAGGATATTTCAGAAATCTACTCAGATATCTGGGATCTAGACACTGTCCACAATACAGACGCCATTGAGTTCGTCACGAAGCATCATGCCGAGTTCGATTTTATCTGGGCATCGCCACCATGCCCGACCCACTCGCAATATCGTTACAACGTCGGCGTTCGTGGCAAGGGATTTGATGGAGTGGTTCCAGACATGACTTCTCTATATGGTCTAATCACTTTTCTTGGTCACCACCACAATGGTCTCTGGGCCGTGGAAAACGTGAGGCCATATTACGAGCCACTGATTAAGCCGACTGCAAAGGTCGGAAGGCATTTGATCTGGTCGAACTTTCCTATCCCGGACCTTGATTTGCCATCAAACGGGTTGCGCGAAAACAACTCCATTGAGGAAGCGTCTAAGGCAAATGGATTTGACCTCTCAAAGTACAAGGTAACGGGCAAGCGGAAGATACTCAGGAACTGCACCGACGCGAGAGTGGGGGAACACGTTTTCAACTGCGCGACAAAGGAAATCAGTCGCCAGAAAAAAAATGAACAGGAGAAATCATGATCGCTGGACCCATTCCAATACTCGCGACCCTCATCTTTATCGAGCTGGCCGCTGTCAACAAGGACCATCCAGCCTACAAGCCGGATTCCAATCCGGACGTATGGTGCGCCGACCCGCGACGCCTGCGCCGCATCATCCGCCGAGGTGACGCATGAGGGAGGGATATTACATCGCCAAGAAGGCGGGCATGGAGAGCGACGAGGACATCATGTTCAAGGTCAAAGACGGCGTTCTTTGCGTCATCAAAAACAATCACGATATGACTCCTGCAAGGTACGTTAGATCCCTGCGGTTCGAGGGTTATAAGGTTTACAGAGTTACCGGGCTGGAACTGTGCGTGCATCTTCCATTCGAAGGCGGTGACGCATGATGGCGACGATCACACGCATGGACGGCATCGGCAATTACTCCGGCGACCTGAACCTCCTCGAACTGGGTGCGCCGATCCTAATCAGCCGCGACGATGGCGAACTGTTCAAATCATCACCTGTACGATCCATCGAGGAAATCCAGCCGAACCACGATTCCGGCAACGCGAAAGAGTTCCAGGTCAAAACCAAAAACTCTAAGTACCACATCGCGATCCACGCCTCTACGGCGAACCGAAACGCCAAGGCACTCGCGCTCATTGGCCGCGCCTACCGGAACGCCACCGACCCCGTCGTCCGCTTGGACCTCGTCGAAGCTATGAAGCTGCTGAGGGCCAAGTGAGCGCCGAGTACACCATTATCTACGACGGCCCGACGATGACGATCAATAAAGTCATGAGTCAGCACTGGCGGAAGCGGGCGCGGTACATCAAGCCTGTCCGAGCCATCGGCAAGCTACTCGCACTAGAAGCACGCCTGCCGTGCCCCTTCCCTGCCCCCGTCAATGTCCGCATCCGCCATTTTTACAAGGGACCGCGCCCCGACACCGTCGCCATCTCCCCCACCGTGAAGGCACTGATCGACGGACTCACAGACTACGGCTGCTGGCCGGATGACTCGCCGGATTACGTGGCCGAGGAAACCTACGCCGCGCCGGTCCACGACCTCAAATATCCCCGCATCGAAATCACTCTTACAAACAACGAAAAATAGAACGAATAAACAAACCACAAGGCAACAAATGACACCAATCGAAGAAGCAATCGCGGCGTACCACCGCGCGAAAAATAAGGCCGCAAGAGCCAGGGAGGAAGTCCTCGCCGCCGAAGTCGCCCTCATCGACTTGATCGGCGAACCCGACCCCGACCACTCCACCGCGCACCACACCGCCAGCCACAAGATCACGCTCAAGGCACCGTACCGCCGGTCCTTCGACAAAGCTTGGGCGACATTGCGCGACAACATCCCCGCCGCGAAGCGCCCCGAGCGCATCAAGTACGAACTAGATACCCGGGCCTACAAAGCGCTCGCCGTTGAGAACCCCGACCTCTACCGCAAGGTCTCCGCCGCCGTCACTGGCAAGCCGGGCAAGATCTCGGTGATCGTCGATGAACTGAAGACAGCGGAGGTGGTGTAATGGCCTACGATCTCGAATCCATCCAGACCGGTCGCGTTGAGCGCCCGCCCCGCATCGTACTGGTCGGCGGCACGAAGGTCGGAAAGTCCACTCTCGCCTGCGACTTCCCCAGCCCCATTGTCATCCCCGTGGCTGGCGAGGAGGGCGTTGACGACATCGATTGCGCCAAGTTCCCAACCGTCCACTCGTTCGCCGATCTCGGCAGCGCCCTTCAGACTCTCGCCACCGAGGACCACCAGTACGAGACGCTGGTGATCGACTCGGTCACCCGCCTGGAATCGCTGATCTTCGCATTTACCTGCGAGCAGCACGGCAAAGAGAGCATCGAGAAGTTCGGCTACGGCAAGGGCTACATTTTCGCCCTCGACAACTGGAGCTTGTTTCTTCGCCAGCTCGACGGCCTGCGCACTCGCGGCATGACCATCGTCCTCATCGGCCACGTTCAAGCAAAGGGCTTCAACGATCCCTCGGAGGAGTCTTACGACCGCTGGGAAATCCGCCTCAACAAGCACGCCGAAGGCCTTCTTCGCGAATGGACGGACGTCTCTCTTTATCTCGGGCTGCGGACCTTCGTGCAGCACGACGACGAAGGGCTCCGCGAGCGCAAGCGAGCCATCGGCGGCGAGCGCATCCTTTTCACGCAACCGCACCCGACCCGCCCCTCTGGCGGACGCGGTGTCTGGGGACGGCTTCCGGCGGAAATCCCGCTGCCGTTTCCCAACCCGTACCACCATCTCAAGCAGGTCGTTGACGCGGCCCGCGCACAAGAAAACCAAACCGCAAACGCATAAACTAAAACCAAACGAACAAAGAGAAATATTATGAACGGACCAGAAAACTTCAACTTCGACGCAGGTTCCCACGTCGTGGAAAACGGCATCATCGGCGAGAACATCGACGCAACTATCACCGGCAACAAGTGGGTGAAGGGAAAGAAGGACCCATCTAGCTGGATGTGGGAGGTCACCTTCCAAACCGCCGATGGCCGAAAGGACTCCACCCGCTTCTGCCTTCAGCACAGCAAGCAGCAGACGGTCAACATCGCCAAGGACGGCGTCAAGAAGCTGCTCGACGCCGCCGGACTCGGTAGCGTCAACCTCGGTGGCCAGTCGATCCCCGAACTCAACGGGAAGCGCGTCAAGGTCACTGGGAAGGCAAATGGAGATTACACCAATTACTACTTCAAACCATTCGACACCGTGACCTCCGCCGCACCTGCTGCCGCCGCCGCGATGCCAGTTAACGCTGCCCCTGCCGCCCAGGCGCAGACCGCGCAAGGGATGCCGACGAACACGCCCGCACCCGCTGCCGACGCACCGCCGCCGAACCAGCCGAGCTTCGCGCAGACGCCGCCGGCATCCGCCTCGCCTACCTCCTAGATCAAACACGCGGCCCGTGGCGCGTTAAATCCACGGGACCAATTTCAATTTCGCCGGTGTGGCGGAGGACGGGTTCCTCCTTTTTCCCCACCTCCGCCCCGGCGATCCTTTCAACCTTTAATTTCTTGCCCCTCCCTTCAGGGCATATGCCGATCTCCGACAGCGGCGAAAGGGAGGGCAAGAATTCAATCATCAATTTTTCAATTTCGCGCGGCGCGGGCCTTCATAGTGGAAGTGAGTCTCCGTAGTTACTCGCGCCGCGCGAATCTTTTTCAAAACCACAAGGCAACAGATGAGCACCACCGCAGAACCACCCGCCACCCAGCGCGTACCCGTAACCGCAGAGATGCTGTACGCGGGCGTCAAGGAAGACACATGGCTCGGGCGCCGGACCTACGTCGGCGCGTCCGTCATCGGCGATTCCTGCGAGCGAAAACTATGGTACTCGTTCCGCTGGGTCAACGCGCAGGAGGACTTCGACGGGCGCAAGCTGATCCTATTCCAGGCGGGCCACGACGGCGAAGAACGCATGGCCGACGTCATCCGCAAGGCGGGTATCGAACTCGCCACCGAAGACCCCGCCACCGGCAAGCAATACGAGTTCGTCGATCACGCCGGCCACTTCAAATGCCACCCTGATGGCTTCGCGCGGGTCGATGGCGAAACGCTCATTTGGGAATCGAAGACCATGAACGACGCCAACTTCAAGGCGCTCAAAAATAAGGGCGTTCGCGAGTCCAAACCGATGCATTACGCGCAGATGATGTCCGGCATGGCGGGCTGGAAACTCGACCGAGCCCTCTACACCGTCGAGAACAAGAATACGTCCGAGCTGTACGTCGAAGAGGTGGAGTTCGATCCGCTGCAATGGGAGTTGATCCGCGAGAAGGCCAAGCGGGTCATCTACTCTGAGGAGCCGCTGCGGATGGTCTCGGAAAAACCCGACTGGTACGAGTGCAAGTTTTGCGACGCGTATGACGTTTGCAAAGGCGACGCGGTTCCGCTGATGAACTGCCGGACCTGCATCCATTCAACGCCGGTAGCGGGTGGACAATGGCACTGTCGCAAATTCGACAATGTTACCGACAATCAGACTCAGCGCGCCGCCTGCCGCCAGCACGTCTACCGGCCCGACCTTCTGCGCATCGGCGAACCGATCGACGCGGGAACCGACTTCATCGCCTACAAGACCGACGCCGGGGTGTTCGTCAATGGCGCGAACCAAGAATTTAAACCAAACCAGTACGAGTCGTTCGAGATCGCCGCCGCCGGAACGCGGACCGCTTTCTTGGATCTCGTGCGCAAAGGAAAACTACAATGAGCAACACAGAACAGCAGAACGGTGAACCCTTGGACCCACGGTTATACAAATACCGCTCAGGAAGATTCGATACGCATGAGGAAGGCTGGGAGGCGTGCGGCGGGGACGGCTGGTTTTTAGATGGAAACACCACAGTCGGGCAAAACACCCGCCGTCGCCGCCATGACTGGAAGCCAGAAGTGCCGGACCCCGTTGACCCGATGGCGGCGCAGCGGGCCGAGATCGAGCGCGGTGACTACGTGACGTGGGTTGGCGACGTATCAAAAATTCCTGGTGGAGTTCAATTCTTCTCGACCCTCGGCAGCCACATCCGCCTTCCCGCCTCGACCCGCTTCCGCACTTGGACCGCCGCCGAACTGCCCGACCTGAGCAAGCCGCTTTGGATTAAAACTGGCCAATTAAAGGCATGGATCTTGGTCAGTCTGGTCACCAGTCGGGGATACGGATTGCCGAGTTACTTTCTGTGTTTCGGGAAGGTATCATCACCCGTTCGCTGGTCCCGCCGCCCTGACTTCGACACGGCATGGAAAGACCTGCCCCTCGCAGGAATGCCCATAGGTCCCGCTCTCGATGAAGGCGGTGATGCGTGAGCAATCAACTAAACAAATCCGCCTGCATGGTAGTCTTCGACCCAGATATGGGGACATATTATTGGCAGTTCTGCGCCGACCCTGATTGCGATGGCGCCATTGAAGCTGGAGACGGTCCCGCAGTGATTTTCCAGAACCGAACTGAGGCTAAATTAGCTATCAGGATCTCGCGGAACAACGCGATCCTTCAGAAGTCGCAGGGAAAAGTATACAATAGGGATTTCATTGAAGAACTGAAGTCGATCAAGATCGTTCCAGTGGCGTGCTACGCGAAGGGCGGTGAGGCATGAACGGGGAAATAATGAAAATCTGCGACTGCTTAACCCGACAAATCGTTCAGGCAAGGTCCGAGGGAAACCATAGGCTGCTTGGAGGATACATTAACATCGCAGTTGATTTGCAAGAAATAATTATAGGGGAAATAACAGAAGAGGATAATCCGCTTTGTAAAATTTCGCTCCGCGTTGCATTGCTGAGGATTTCCTTTGCGATGGCGCCGCATCCCGCAAAGCGACGATGGTGGCAGCGCAAGGGCGGTGATGCGTGAGCGATACAATGAAAGCGATCATCCTCCCTAAAGAACTCATCCCGTCGTTCCAGTGGCTGATGTTGGCGGCGGCAGCGGATGAACAACGACCGCCCCTTTACAACAGGTTCCTCATCAAGAAAGGTAAGGCTTACGCATCTGATGGGTCAAGGTTGCATCGACTCAAAATCAAGGGTTTCGACCTGCCATCTGGTTTATTCAGGGTGATCGTAAATACATCTGAAAGTTTCTTGTTCGCAGCTGACAAAAAGAATGAGCCGCCGAATTTCAAAAAATTGATCCCAAAACGATCTGGAATGAAAAGTTACAGGTATCGAAACGATTGGCATTTTCTACCCTGCTTTATCTCCCTAAAGTTGCAATCAGTATTTAGCTTCAAGTACATCGTTGACGCAACCGGAGGCGGCGAGGGCATTGATGTTTTGGGGGGCGATATTTACTGGTCTGAGCCGACCAAACCTATCGTCATTGTTCCATCATCAGGAATCGGTTCGATTCAAAGGCTTGCTGTGGTAGCGCCAGCGCTCGCAGTAGAGGACACCCACGCGTGAAGAAGTCCCCCAGGCCATACCAGCAGGCCGCAGTCGATGCCCTCATGGATAACGACTACATGGCCGTCCGCAACCCTGTCGTCGTCATGCCGACCGGCAGCGGCAAGTCATATACGATGGGCCTGTTCATCGAGGGGATGCGGACACGCCACCCCGAAATGAATCTTAGGTTCATGGTCTGCGCTCACGTAAAGGAACTGCTCTCGCAGAACGCCGCCGCGATCATCGAGGCCGCGCCGACCACCAGTGTCGGAATCTACAGCGCCTCGCTCGGCAAACGCCGGACAACGGACAACGTGATCGTCGGCGGCATCGCCTCCATATTCCGCAAAGCCACGCAGTTCGGCGCGTTCGCCTTCATGATCATTGACGAGTGCCACCTCGTGAACCCGAAGGCAAAGGGCATGTACATGCAGTTCATCGCCGCCCTCTTGGAGATCAACCCAGCTATGCGGATCATCGGCCTGACCGCGACGCCGTGGCGGATGAACTGCGGCTCTATCGTCGGTCCTGGCAGGATGTTCGACGCGGTGATCAAGGAGGTGCACGTCGCGCCGCTGATCGAGGCGGACTTCCTCGCTCCGCTGATCGGTCGCAAGGGCCGAGCCGAGGCAGACTTGTCCGGCGTTCGTATTCGCGGTGGCGAGTTCCGCAACGAAGATCTGGCGAAGGCGTTCGATAAGGACGACCTCAATTTGCGGATGGTGACGGACATCTTGGCCAAGGCGCACGACCGTAAATCAATTCTGATTTTCGCGTCTGGCTGCGAGCACGCCGACCACTTGGCGGAATGCTTCAAGTTGCAAGGCGAGCACTCGGTGCAAGTCGTTGATGGCGAGACAGACCCTGTACGCCGCCGCGCTATGGTCGACCAGATACGCTCCGGCAATCTGCGCATCCTAATTAACATCGGCGTTTTCACTACGGGCTTCGACGCGCCGAACATCGACTGCGTTGTATTCGCCCGCGCCACCCAATCACTCGCGCTCTACGTTCAGATCTGCGGACGTGGAATGCGGATCGCGCCGGGCAAGGCCGACTGCCTCGTCCTCGACTACGGCGAGAACATCCTGCGCCACGGACCTGTTGATGCGATCAACTGGAGCGAGCGCATTGACAGCGATGGTACCGGCGAGGCCCCCGTTAAACCGTGTCCGGCGTGCGACCTCTACGTGCCAGCCGGCGTTCGCATCTGCACTGGTTGCGGCCATGAGTTCCCGCCGCCTGAGCCGAAGCTGATCGAGAAGGACCAGGGCTTGGACCCGATGGGCGGACTGAAGCCGATGGAGGTAAATGTCCGCGATCTTTCCGTCAGCCGCCACCGCAAGTTGAACGGCACCGACTCGATGAAAGTCTCGTACCTGACGGACGGCGGCAACCCGAACCGCATCCGCACCATCACGGAATGGGTTTGTTTCGAGCACACCGGATACCCCCGCGATAAGGCCGAAAAATGGGCGAAGGCTCACGGCTGCGAATACGGAATCGAGAGCATCGAGGACGCGCTGTGCGTGGACTGGCGGGTGCCGGAAACAATCACCATCAAGAAAAACACGAACGGATTCTTTGAGGTCGTCGCGGCCAAGTTCGCGCCGGTGGAAGAGGCGGCGGTCGCAAATAAATAACAGGAAAATATTATGAGTAAACAAATAATCGACGCATTCCTCGCCGAGATAGCAGCAGCCCTAAACCCCTCCGCTTAATCCTGCCCGCCGCCCCAATGACGATGCCCCTGCCGCAAGACACCCCGCCCCGCCAGAACTCCCACGGCGACTTCGTGCCCGCCGAGTACCTCATGTCCTACCACGAGCGGGGCATGAGTAAGACTGCCGTCCCGCAGACCATCACTGTCGAGCAGTTCGCCGAGTGGATTGCAGACGGCAAGTGGGAAGATCTGGTCAACGGCGTCCGCGAGCAGCGCAAGCACAGCGTCGCCAAGTACAAGGAGGCGAAGAAGTTCGTCCCCGCGTTCATCTGCTCAGGTACCTTTTCAAAGGGCCACGCGGTCGAAAACCTGCAGCGCGTCTCCGGACTGATCTGCATGGATTTCGATGCAGCCGACAACCCGCAGCTCTATCACCGGGACGAACGCCACGCGCTCAAGAAGGCCGTCGAGGCCGACCCCTACACTTGCATGGTCGCCGACAGTATCGGTGGCCAAGGGTTCTTCACCATCGTTCAAATCAACCCGTTCGCCGAGTCCTTCCGCGAGTCCTTCGATAACCTCGCCGCCTGGTATGCCGAGCAGTACGGGCTGCATGCGAGCAATCAGTCATCAAAAATCAACCGGCTGCGCTACGTCTCCTTCGATCCCGAAGCCAAGTTCGATGGCGAGCGCAAGCAGTTCTTGCGCACCTCCCTTGCTCGCAAGCGTGATCTTGCGCTCTCAAAGCTATCTTTCGATGATATAAAGGATACTGTTAAATCTAGAACAGATATCGCTACACTCGCTTCAGAATACGTAGAACTAAAGCGCAGTGGAAGGGACTTAAAGGGCCTTTCTCCGTTTACCAAGGAGAAGACCCCTTCCTTCGTGGTCCACCCAGATCAGCAATTCTACAAGTGTTTCTCCACAGGTGAGGGCGGCGACGTATTCGATCTCGTAATGAAGCTGGATGGAATAGATTTCATCACCGCCCTAAAAAAACTAGGCAGACGGGCAGGCATGTCAATTGATGACATTCTCGATCGCAACAAAGGACGCGGCGGGCCCAACAAAGAACGCCTCTACTCGCTGATGGGCCGCATCGCCCTGCACTACCGCGAACTCCTGCTTAATGACCCACGCGCCGAGGAGGCGCGCGCCTACGTGACGCGACGAAATCTCGACGGCGAGATCGGCGACGCATTCCTGATCGGCTACGCGCCGGAGGCCTGGGACACGGTAGAAACCTGGGCCAAAGAAAACGGCTACGGAGATAAGGAACTCGAACTCTCCGGCATGCACTCGTTCAAGGAACGCGATGACGGAACGCGCAGCCACGGCTACGACCGGTTCCGCGACCGCTTGATGTTCCCGATCCGCAACGAGATCGGTCGCGTCATCGGATTCAGCGGACGCATTCTCGACCCGGCCAAATCCAACGCCAAATACGTCAACAGTCCCGAGACCACCCTGTTTAGGAAATCAAAGGTCCTCTACGCCGTCGACCTCGCGCGCAAAGCCATGGTCGAAAGCCGGACCGCG